GCAGCGGCGGGACGTCGACGCGGAACAGGACGGCCTGGCCGAAAGCCTGGGTCGTCACGTAGCCGGCGTAGCGCTGATGCCCGAAGATCTCGAGCACGGCCCAGCCTTCGAAGCTGCTCTGCGGCGTGTCAGTCATGAGTGATTCCTGCCCAGACGTGTTCGAACACGCCTGCGCGAAAGTCGGCATCGAGTTGCAGGACATTCTTGAAGTGGTAGCCGGCGACGGTCGCGTCGTGGCCGACCTTCATCACACCGAAGAGTTCACGGTCACGCGCGCTGAAGCCGTCGTACTGGCCGTTCTGGAATATGAGGGATGGCGAGGGGCCTTTACCGATGTTGTAGATCTCGTAGACGACGGCGAGCGAACCCGCGGGGTTGTCCAGGACGGGACGGAGCACCGTAACGAGATCGCCGACGCGGAAAGGTTCACCGGCCATTGGTGAAGACCTCGAAGACATGCCAGACGTACGCACCCTGCTGCACGGTTCCGAGGTACTCCAGCGGCTCGACATCGAACGCGTGACCTGTTCCGACGATCCGAAATCTGCGCATGACGCGCGCCGCCTTCGGCTCCACGACCGCCCAGATCGTGATGGTGCCGCCTTGATCCTGGACTTGCAGCAGCTCCGCGTCTGCCGGCATCGAGATCTCGATCGGCTCAGCGGTCAAGGCGAGTCCGTACTTCCAGATTTCAGAGGCCATCGCGAACCCCGTAGAGGATGGCGGCCGCCAGACAGCAGACGATGCCCAGGAGGAAGCGGACGGCGAAGGCGAAGGGCGGCGTCATGATTTGTTCTGTTCGTCCTGCCGAATGAGATCGAGACCGGCATGAACGGCCATCCCCGCGAGCGCGAAGAACGCGAATGCAGCCCACGAGCGCGGCCACAGGCCGAAGGTAAACCAGTAATTCCCTAGCGCGAGCCCGAGCGCGACTGCAGCGAGCGCAGCACGGGCGATGGCTCGTGTCACGCCTTCCGTCCTTCCGCCTTGGCGATCGCGGCGTTGATCTGCTGCATCTCGGGATACTGCTCGTACCGTGCCCAGGCCTGATCGTCATCGGCCTTGTTCCGCGAGTAGACCCCGAGGTCGTGGAACGACCGAATGATGTCGACGGCTTTCTTCAGCGCGGCGAGCAGCTCCGGCGCTGCCGCGATCAGGCGGGCGTCGGCCTCCGTGTTCCGCTTCTCGTGCGCGAAGATGCACGCGACTTCGGTGTCGATGGAAGCTTCGGCTCCGGCGTGGATCCGACGGATCAGATGTCGCGAGCCCTTCACGGACCACGGTCCCGGCGTGTGCGTGAGCTGCTCGATGCGGCCGATCTTCAGATCGCTCACGATCGGCCCTCAGCCTTGAGGATGGCGGCCTGTGCCGCATGGAGTCGGCGGACGAACGCCAGCATGTCTGCCGTCCAGCCCGGGCGCTCATCACAACTGATGTCGCGGACGAGCACGCCAGTCTCGATGTCCTTCAGGAGCCCCTTGAGGGCAGCCAGGAGTTCCGGGGCGGCCGCGACAAGCGCGGCATTGGCGAACAGCACGTCGACGCTCGAACGCCCGACCCAATCGTGATCGGCGGTGACGTGTAGACCGACCTGCCGTCTCTTCCTGTAGTCGCGCATGCTCGCGATCGTTCGCGAGCCGTTGTATTCCTCGACAACCGCCCATGGTCCGCGCGTGTGGCCGGCGATCTGCACGGTGGCGTCGGCGCGCGGTTCGTTCATGCCGCCTCCGATCGCTGGCGCACATCAATCGGCAGCGAGTAGCACCCGCGATCGACGGTCCCGGTGTACGTCCACCGCAGACCGCTCTTGCCGACGGCGCGCTCAACTTCGACGCGGCCATCCGCCAGCAGCGTGTATCGATGCCGGCCGCGCACGAACATCGGCCGGACCTTCCGATGTTCATTCAGGAGGCGGCGGGCTTCGCGCTCGGTCACGGACGGCCTCCCGCACACGCCGGGCACAACGAACCATGCGGACAGACGCGCTCCGGAACTGTCGGCAGCGGCGAGTTGTCGCTGACGAGGGCGATCGGCCGGCCAGCGGCGTCGCGGATCCAGAGATCGACCGTCATGCGCGGCTCCGGTTGACCGCGTATCCCGTCGGAGGTTTCATCCAACGAGCGATAACGCGCCGTTCTTCATCGTCGAGTGCAACCGGATCGCTGACCGGCGTCTCGTCGTGCGGCTCAACCGAGACGTCCAGGGCGACATATTCACGCGTGAGCTTCCGAATCCCGCGCTGGAGTCGGTCGATCACGAGACGGTTTTCGCGCGCACGTCGGCCGCGGAGCTGATGCTGCACGCTGCGACGGACCGCGAGCTCGGCGCGCGCCACCACGATCGTCATGTGCAGGGATCCACGCTCGGTATAGAACCAATCCGATGAACGGTGACGAGTTGTGAAGGCCTTCACGCGGGCCATCCTTTCGCGCACCACTCGAGGACGACGCCGTCAGGCAGCCGCGCGATCTCGTAGTCGCCGCTCAGGTGCTCGGCCGTCGCTCGGGCCGCGGTCAGCGTGCGGAAATACCAGAAGAATGGACCGGCCTTCGGATAGCGACTCCACCAGCGCACGACGAAGCGCCGCGCCTTGAGAATGGGGCGCCGCCTCACGCCGCCCGTCCTTCCGCGCGATCGCCGCGCTCGAACTTCTCGACGCAGTCCTCACAGATGCCGTGACTGACGGGCTCCACGCCATCGCGCATCACCACGCGGCACCAGCTGCACTCCACCTTCAGCGGCGGCGGATCCAGCCACAGCGGCCGGCTCTGGAGCTTCGCGTCCAGGCGCGCGATCAGGAAACGACGCAGGGCGGCGAACAGGTGCATTGGGGATCCCTTGGGGTTACTTGACGGTCGTCAGAAAACGCTGCCGCCGGCGGCGCGGCGCCTGGGTTTGGGTTTCAGCGAGGTACGCGTCGACTGCCGCACGACTCCACCGCGGCCGCTTGTCGAGCGGCGGCAGCTCCTTGATCGGGAAGCAGCCGTGGCGACGCAACTTCTCCACGGTGGTCTTGCCGACACGGAGTTCGCGGCAGATGTCGGCCAGGAAGAACACGGCGGGGCGATCGGGCTGCTCGCTCATCGGAATCGCCTCTATTCCTACGCAGCCGCCGACGGGCGGCGTGTCTTCTTGGCGGCGCGTTTCCGGCGTCGAGCCTTGAGACGATCGAGGTGCTCGACGAACCCTTCGATCCGGTGCTGCGTGCGCTCGAGCGGTCCTCGCTGGAGGCGATTGGTCAGAGCCCAGTGCAGGGCGCGGGCGCGCACCGGGAAACCGGCCGCAGCCATCTCGGCCGCGAGGGCCTCGAAGGTGAGGTCACGGTCCAGCCGATACGCGGCGAGCCGTTGCACGTGATGATTGTCACTCATGGTAGGTCGAGACGATAGCATCGTCATGTAACGAGTGTCAAGCCTGTCATGACATGACTACATTTTCATATTTGACGGTGACACGGGGTTGCCAAATGCGGCATGCTCGAATTCGGCGCCGGGCCGCTGGCAGCCCACGCAGCATGTCATTGCTGTAAGTTCTGTCATTGTGGTAAAGTGCGCTACCACACCCATGACGTTTCGCGTGCTCCTCAAACGGCTGTCGAAGGCCTATCCCACAGTGAAAGCCTTCGCACAGGCACTCGATGTCGATCCGAGTCATCTGAGTCGCGCGATGCATACCGAACAGCCCTTCGACGTCCGGGGCTGTCTGCGCTTGGCACGGGTGACGGGGACGAGTCCCGGCGAGGTCCTGCGAGCGGCCGGGAAGGGGGATATCGCGGAATTGATCGAAGAGCTGTACGGCGCCCCGCAAGTTCTACTGACGGGTGAGCAACGAGAACTGCTCGCCGCGCTCAATGCCATCGACGAACCGAAGGTGCGCGAGGCTCTCCTTACCATGGCGCGCCGCGCGGCGGGACTCGAACAAGGTGGAAGCGGCAGCGGGAGCGCGGGCGGGCACGGGGGCCCGGGCGGCGGTGTGATTCCACCACCCGTGAAGCCGGATTACAAGATGCACCACGAACTGCGGCGTCTGCGGACGGCGCGCTGAGGAGCGAGATGCCTACCCCGCCAGATTCCCCCTATCACCCCGACACTGCCGTGTTCGAACAGCATCTGGCCGGAATGCTGCGCGAAGTCCTCACCATTGAAGAGCGCCGGCTGCTTGATGCGTTTGCCGCCATCCTGAATCCTCTGGTGCGGCGCTCGCTCGTAGATCTCGCGGTGGCCGCGGCAGGCACCGAAGACGCGGACCCTGGAACGCGGGACCTGGAAGATGCGCATACCCCGCCAGCTCGCGATCCGGTCGCGGGCGGCGATTCGATTACGCTGCGCCGGGTTCGGGCGCATCTGCTCCGACCCGCCGCGCGTTCCAGAAAGGCGGCTCGCCATGAGCAGTGACGGTCGGGTGTCGCGTTCGCCGCGTCGGGTCATCCCAGTCCCCTCGAGGGTTGTGTCGTTTCCGCCAGCGGTGCTCGGGACCGAGGATCTGCCGCCGCACGTGCAACGGGCCTTCGCCACCGTGCTCGAGGCGATCCGCGCACACGCCCGTCCCGGAACTCCCGCCGCGACGATCGGGCTGCGCAAGCGCCCCGCCCGCGCGACATTGCGACTCGTCACGCCGAAGAAGAGCGCATGAAGCAATCGCGCTCCGATCGGACGGCTCGATGGAACTGGAAAGGCTGTCCGCAATGAAGCGCTGCCCCTATTGTCAAGGTGAAAACGCTGACGATGCCGCCTTATGCGTACACTGCGGGCGCGGCCGCGTCGCCGCCGTGCGTGCAGCCGCCGCTCCAGGGCCCTCGCCAGATCCGAAGCCCCTCGCTGCGCGGCGTGCGTCCCTCGTGCAGTTGTACGCCGAGCAGGGAATTCAATCCGTCCGCATCGTCGACGTCGAGATTCCGTTCGGTTCCATGTTAGCGCTCACGTTGACCTGGACGCTCGCAGCCATCCCAGCGATGATCGTGGCAAGCGCGGTCATCGGCGGAATGATTCTCTTGCTGATCTTTCTGGGGGGCTTAATCGGCGCCCTCACGCCCTGATCCCAAATGGCCACGGGCATCTACAGACGGAAGTACGGCTACCTGATTGCGGCGAAGGCGAACGGTCACGAGCAGTGGCACCGCATCGCGTACACGGTCCCAGACGCCTTCAAGCGGGCCCAGGCATGGCAGGCCGAAGCGCGATCTGCCCTCATGAAGAAGACGCCGATCGTGACGGGGAATGGCCGGCGTGGCAGCTTCCCGGCGGACGTGAAGGAATACCTCGCGATCGTCAAGCCGCTGATCGGACTGGCGACGTATCGCAGCCGCGTCTGCGAGCTCGACGCCTACGTCATCGAGTTCCGGAATCGGGCCCGCTCGGAGATCGCGCGCAGCGATCTCTTGGCCCTCCGCACGGCGTGGTTGACGAAGGAACCCGGCAAGCGGAAGGGATCGAAGGGCGTCACGATCAAGACCGTGCGCAACCGCGAGGGCGCGCTCCGGCATCTCTTCCACATCCTGGACGGCAAGAAGGCGCCGACGCCGTTGGACGATCTACCGAAGCTGCCGAAGCCCGAGCCGAATCCCCAGTTCGTGGAGATCGCGGTCATTCGCAGCGTGCTCCGCAAGCTCACCGATCCGAAGACGCGCGCGCGGTTCATGGTGCTCACGGCCACGGGCCAGCGCCCGGCGCAACTGAAGCGCGCGCAGAAGCCCGACGTCGATCTCCGGAGGCGGGTCTGGAGCGTGCGCCGCGCGAAGGGCGGCAACCCCATCCCGGTGATTCTCACCGACGATATGGTGAAGGCGTTCAAGGCCCTGAACGGGGCCGACGCCTGGGGCGACTTCGACGGTAGCGACTATGCCAAGGCGCTCTATGCCGCCGGCTGGCCGAAACACATCCGCCCGTACAACGCGAAGCACACGGTCGCGATCACGCTGGCGGAAGCCGGGGCGGAATGGAACGACATCAAGGACTTCTTCGGCCACAAGGACGTGAAGACGACGGAAATCTACACGGGGTTGGTGCGGGCCCGGCTCCGACAGACGAGCAAGAAGCTCGAGGGCCGGTTCGGGTGGAAGACGTAGGGTGCCAACCGCGAAACCGACTGTGCCAACCCGATGGGGGTCTGACGCGCACGATCGTGTGGTTTCCTGAACAAATCCGCGGGTACGTAGAACGGGCCGATTTCAGCGTCCGAATCGCGAAATCGGCCCATTTTTATTGGTTGCGGGGGCAGGATTTGAACCTGCGACCTTTGGGTTATGAGCCCGTAGAATCTTCCGTTTCACGTGGAACAGTGGCTGTGTCAACCTATTGTGCCAACCCACACGCGGTCGCAGGCACCCCGCCGTGGCCCGCCGGAGCCCCGCCCTGCGGCGTGCCGGCGCGATTGGCCCTCTTTCCCCCTTCCCCCGCCCACGGCCCGTACAGCGCTTCCCTGGCCCTCGGACGGCCGGCCGTGCGATACTGATCGGGCTCCCCCAGCACCAGAACGAAAGGCCCCATGAAGACGAACCTGATGTCGTTCGCGCTGGCCGTGCTGTGCGCCGCGCCGCTCTCCGCGCAGTCGCTCGGCGAGATCGCCGCGAAGAGTAAGGCGGAGCACGATTCGAAGCAGAGCGACGGCAAGACGAAACCGGCCGCGAAGACGTACTCGAACGATGATCTGAAGGGCGTGAAGCCCATCGCGCCCGTGACGGAGGAAATCCCTGTTGTGTCGACGCCCCAGGTCGACGCGGCCGAGCGGAAAGACCTGCGGGATGAGATCTACTGGCGGCGACGCCTCAACCCGCTGCTGTCTCTCCGAGCGGCCTATCCAGAAGCACTACGACGAGGCCGCACTGGACTACGCCGCCGGCCACTTCCTCGCGAAGCGAAGTGTCGAGTTCTGGCAGCGCGCGCTTGATGAGAACGCTGATGACATCGATGCCCTCAAGGAAGAGGGCCGACGCGCGGGCGCCCTTCCTGGGTGGTTCCGGTAGCCGCCACGGCCCGCGACGCGGCGGCGGGGCGCCTCGGTTCCCCGTCTGGACGTTCGCGCCAGCGGGGCTCGTAATCCGCTCCTGACGCCCCTACATCTGGTGCCGTTGCGAGCCGATAGCAGAGGGGAGTACAACGGTTCCAGATGGCGAAGCGCGCCGCATCTCACCTCTACAGCTGTCGACTGCTCGTGACGAAATCACGATTGCAGTACGATGGAGACCGATGACTCCGGAGGCCCAGAACAGGCGGCATCCTGCGGACGCGCCTGCGGCGGATCGCTGGACCCTCTACGGTGGGAGGGATCCGCGAGAGCTCCCGACCTACGCGACCTGGGAAGCAGCGCGATATCTCCGGATGCCACTACGCACCGTCCAGCGGTGGACCGCCGGATTCAAGTACCCTGGGTCCAAAGGGAGAACCCGGTTTGCGAAGCCCCTGGTCCTGCCGGCGGATCGCGACCGTCATCTGCTGTCGTTCTTCAACCTGGCAGAGCTGCACGTTCTCGACTCGCTCCGAACCCATCACGAAGTGCCGTCATTGAAACTGCGACGGTTGATCGAGTATCTCGAGGACACGTTCGATACGCCGCATCCGTTGGTCAACGAGCGTGTGTTTGTGGCGGGCCGGGCCGTCTTCATCGAGAAGGCCGAGCAATTGATCGAAGCGACGCACGGCGGTCAGCTGGCCATGCGACAGGTAATCGAAGCGCATCTGAAACGCATCGACCCCGATCAAGACGGCCTGGCGATCCGCCTGTTCCCCTTCGTGCGCCGAAAGCCAGACCCGCGGCTGATCAGCACGCTGGACGAGCCCAAGATCATCTCGATCGATCCCCGCGTCCGCTATGGACGGCCGGTGATCATCCACACGAGCATTCCGACAGCGGAGATTGCGGAACGATTCCGAGCCGGCGATTCGTTCCAGGACCTCGCTGAGGAATATGGGCGCCCGCCACAGGAGATCGAAGAAGCGATCCGCTGCGAACTCACGCTCGACATCGCCGCCTGAGGCCTACGAATTCTTCGTCGACGAGTGCATTTCTCCCAAGTACGTCGGTCAGGTGTTTCGCGACGCCGGCTTTCCCGTCCATGTCCAAGGTCCCGCTACGTTCGGCACGGGCAGCCAGGATGTGGACTGGCTGCCGAAGGTGGGCGCGCGACGGTGGGTCCTGATTACGAAGGACAAGAATATTCGGAAGCGGGCCATTGAGGTCCGCGCGCTCGTGGAGTCTGGTGTGCGGGCGTTCGTCTTCACGGGCGGCGGCATGCGAGGCGAAGATCAGGGGATCGTCTTTCGCACGGCCTTGCCAGCCATCCTTCGTATGCTGGCTCGGATACCGCCGCCGTTCATCGCCAGAGTCACCTCCAGTGGCGACGTCGAACGCATTGACGCGGATCGATATCTGAAGACCTGAGAGGCTTCGCGCGCGCCCCGGCGCCATACCACTCGCCGCCCTTTCGCGGCGGCGGGCCCCCTACGCTTTCCTGACGCCACTACAGCTTGGGCTGTTGAACGCCGATAACCGGCCGGAGTACAACGAACGCATGGAACCCCCTGCCACTCTTCCCCCACCTCCCACCGTTCGAACCAGTCTCTATCTCTCGCAGGACATGCTCGACGCGCTGCAGCGGCTCGCGCGCGAAGTGAACACGTCCGTCGCTGAGCTCGTGCGCGCGGCGATCGCGACGGACCGGTTGCTCCGCGAAGCGGTCGATCAAGGGGGCCGCGTCGTCATCGTCGAGAAGCGCGGGCTGCGCGAGGTCGTCATTCCGCGGTAGCATGCGCCCGCGCGGATGACTGACGTCCCTACCGACGTCCCTACCGACCAACCCGTTGATCTCGAACGCGAGGGACCTCAACGACCGCTGCCCCCGCCCGAGAGTAAGCCGTACGATCCCGCGCCGTTCCGGGACAAGATGCGCGCGGTCCTTGCGGGCGCACTGGTCGCACTGCTCGGGTTGACGATCCTCGCACCCTTCGTCGTCATTCTGTGGAAACCGGATCGGGCGCCGGCGATTCACGAGCACCTGGCGCTTGTCTTCACGCCGCTCGTCGCGCTCGTGGCGTCGGCTGTGGGGTACTACTTCGCCACGCGGAACACTGAGCAGAATTGAACATCAGGTTCCCTTGTCGTCGTCGCGCCACCGCGCCTCCCGGTGACGCTCGGAGGCTCCCAACGACTTCCGCAGATGGTCATCAGGATCTCTGGGCAGATGCCGCCGGATCTCCCAGATCGCCAAGAGACAGAAGACCACGGCAAGGACGGCGCTGAGCAGGAGCAACATTCAATCGCCGTTCGCGCGCGGGCCCTTCGCGTCGGCTTCGGCCATCGCCCGCCGCCGCGCGGCATCCGCGATGATGCCGTCGAGCGTTGACGTATCGGCCTCGATGCCGTGCTCGGCCAGGACGCCCTTGATCTTGTTCCACAGCGCCTCGCCGCCGTTCATGATCTGCGAGGCCAGCGCGAGCCACTGAATCGCGGCGGTCATGGATTCGTCCACGGTCAGCCTCCAATCTTCGCGACGAGTTGAGTCTTCGCCGGCGAGCTCGGGATGAGCCCGAGCACCGTATTCACGATGGTCGTCAGCTCGCCGAGCAGCTGGGTGACGTCCGAGGGCAGGGCCGCCGTGGGCGGGAGCGCCCGCACCGCGCGCGCGATGCGTTCATCGTAGTCGAACGCCGTCACGAGCTGCGCGCTGATCTGCTGATGCTGATCCGGCGTCACGCAGGCCGGCGCCACGGGCGCTTGGGGCTGGCCGCAGACGATCGCTTTCTCGGTGTCCTGGACCGTGCTGAGCACGGCGTGCGCGCTCGCGATCGACACGGTGCCGAGATGGCGCGGTCCGCCGGCCGTCGCGCACGCGGCCACGACAATGGCCGTCGCGATGGTGCCGCAGGCGATGATCAGAAGCTGTTCAAGTTCTCGTCTCATGCCGGTTCCCCTCCTCCTTTGAAACGCCGTGCGCGTCGCAATCTTCCTGTGTCGGACGTGACCCGTGGCTCCCGGTCGAACAACGCGCGGACCGGGGGGACAAAGCATGGCCTTCAGGCGGACGACGAAGCCCGTACAAGGTCCGCCGCCCGATCCGATCGAGAAGTTCCCAACGCCTGTGCGGGCGGCTGATCGTGCGCCGCCACACGGCCGAACCATCCGCGGATCCACCGCCGCCACCGCTGGCCGCGCGTCTCCACGGTGAACGCGCGACAGTCGCACTCTTCGACGATGCAGTCGCTCGGCGGGTCGCAGCTCAGCCAGCCGTTGTGCAGGACGATCGAATGGCCACAGCGGCAGAACTGCCAGTACGCGATCACTGATTGACGGCCCAGACACAGCAGCACGGGCCGCTGTAGACCACGCGCGGCGTCCAGCCCGCGCGCCACTTCACCGAATTCCAATCGCCTTCACCATACGCGACGGTCCACGCCTGATTCCCGCGCACGAGGTTCCTGAGCTTCCCGGTCGCGCCCGTCCATGTGATGCCCTCCGTCGGCGCGCCCGACCACGAATCGTTGTAGTACCGCCAGTCCGGCGAGACCGGGACGGCGGGTAGCAGCTCGCTGGCGATCCCCGGCAAGTTGTCAGCTGACAAGCCCTCGCCCTGCATCCAGTGGTAGGTGTAGCCGCACCCGACAGCAAGCGCGACCATCTGCGCCGCGGTGAAGGCATCGGGGTCGTTGTCGCGCCGGCCGTCCTGATACTGCGGGCCCGCGCCCATCGGCTCATCGAAGGCGAGGGCCGTGTCAGGTGCGAGCTCCGGCAGGACGTCGGAGAAGCCCTCGAGGTGATCGATCCAGCGCCGCCACCGCGAGGCATCGCCGTGCGAGCCGCGATCCGGATGCATCACCACGATCCGCGAATGCTGCGACAGCGTCACGAGGCGCGCAGTGGTCTCGGCCGACGCATCGGGATTATCGCCGTCCTGCGGATCACCGATCGAGAAGTCGCGGTGCCTGAGAATCGCGGCGAGCTGCTCGGCGAGCGCGAGCAATGCCGGATCGTCGGCTTCGCTCCAGCCGTTCTTGAACGGCTCATTGGCGATCTGGGGAATGACGCCCGGCCGCGGCGCGCAGAAACCGCCGTACTGCGTCATCCAGGCCTGCCGTTCCTGCGGATCCGGCACGATGATCTGCGCGTCTGCGAAGAAACACGGCTCGAGATAGAGGCCGCGCGCGGTGACGAGGTCGTAGGCGTGCGCAGCTGCGTCCCAGTACCCGGGCGTGCGCGGACTGAAGTTGTCCGGCGGGTTCCAGTTGAGCATCCCGCACATGCGGACGATCGTCCGATTCGCCGCGGCGTACGCATCGAGCCGATCGACGAGCTGCTGTTCGCGGCCGCCGTTGAGGATGTAGCCGATGCCCGGGAGATCCGACACGCTGCGCCAGGCGAACCACCCCGCGTCATTCTGGAAATGGCGCTGCACTGCGCGGACACGGCCGGCGATCACAGAGGATCCGCCGCCGCCCACGCGATACGGGCGCAGCGTCTGAAACGCGATCACTTGGACACCCAGGAAACCGGCGTCGCGACGAATGGATGCGGCACATCCGGCGTCTGTTCGTACTCGACCATCAGGAGTTTCGTGCCGTCGGGCATCGCCAGCAGGAACGGCTGCTCATAGCCCTGCGGATCGTCCGGCTTGAGATAGAACTGCTTCGTGAGGTCGTTCGAGAATTTCGTCATGTCGACGCCGAAGTACGCGCCGGTCGTGATGTGCTGCGCCTGGCCACGGCCGTTCCCGAGATCGGCGAGCTCGAATTCCGCATCACCCTCGGGCGCGTCGGCATCGAAGTGCAGGGCGTACCAGCCGAACAGCCCCTTGCCGGCATCGGCGTGCGTCGAGCGGGCGAACTTTCCACCCGGCCCGACCAGTCCTCCACGTTCGGTCTCCATGAGTCCTCCAAGGCCATACGGTGTCAGGAATCTGAACTCGTCCGGAAGCGGCGGGTCCGGCGGATCCGGCGGTTGAGGTGTCGGGATCGGCATCAGTTCGACGTCCGACCCAGCGGCCGCCTTCAGGTTGGCGAACGTCGCCTGGAGCTCCGGATGCGCCGTGATGCCGTTCGCGCGCGCGTAGGCGAACGGTGCGACCGCTTTCACGCGTGGCGAGGCGTTGACGAGATCACTCAGGGGGCGCAGCGCGTCGAGGACCTCGGCGATCGTCCACAGCTCGTTCGGCGGCGCCCCGCCCTGGCAGTAGAACTGGGCGATGAGCCCGAGGTCGTTCGGCCACGCGAGGATCAGCGTCATCAGGTTGTCGTGCCAGCGCATGACGCTCTGCTCGAGCGTTTCGGACTTCAGGCGGTAGCACTCGATGAAGGGCAGATCCCACGCGCGGAGTGCCGCCGGCGGAATCCACGACGTCGGCGCATCGTGCGCCACAAGGCATCGGTCGTTGAGACGGTCGGCCTCGGCGATCGCCGCGCTGGGGTCGGCGGCCTCCGTGTAGACGCCGAGGCTTCCGTCGTCCATGCGGTACTCCGTGCCCGCCTGGAGGTCCGGATCCTTGTACGGCACGACGAGCACGGGATGATCGAACGTGAAGGTCGGAATGTGCAGCGGCGGCACGGGCGGTTCTACTGGGTTGACGAGGTCGGCGACCTTGATGTCCGTCCAGAGAATGCCGTCTGGCCGTTCGCCAGCCGTCATGGCCCAGCAGACGCGGATCGTGTCGGGATCGAGCGCCATCGCGTCGGCGTTGAAGCCGGCGTTGTTGCCCACGATGAGCATGCCGAGCGGCTCGTTCCACTTCCGAAGCCAGAGCCGCTCGTACCCCGTGACGAGCAGCAGCCGTTCGCGTCCGGTCCAGATCGACTGCGCCGAGAACACCGGATCCGCCTGCGGGGCCGGATTCGGGACGCCCCACGCGACGACTTGACTGTTCTCGGTCCAGCACGCGACCGCGCGGCTCTCAATCGTCAGCTTGCCGATCGCGATGTCGGGCAAGACGACGGCGGGCCCGACCGGCGGCAGCAACAGCAGCCCTGAGCCCTCGCCGCGGTTCTGGACCATCGCGAGCGTGCCATCGCGCGCGGCGGCGCCGCGGCCGTCGCCGGACACCGTGGGGCCTGCCAGGCCGGCAGCCGGCCAGACGTTGCCGGCCGCATCGTAGACGCCGTAGCCGGCCAGCCAGGCCAGCCACTTCCCACCGCCGGCGGCGATCGCATTCGCGCCGCGTGCGCCGCCAGGCAGATCGGCAATCGTGCGCGTCGTGATGTCGTACGTCTGCAGCCGCCACACCTCCGGTGTCGTGCCCGGCGGCGAGACCAGCCCGTTGAAGACGATCGACGTCGTCGTCAGCCACTGAGCAGACGTGCCCCGCGGCGCCACAACCTGCTTGTCGTAGCTCACCTGGGCGTCGAAGCCCGCCGCGACGCCGTTGATCCAGATCCTCGGCACGGGGGTCTACTTCTCGGCAGGAGAGAAGTCGACGTAGTACGACTGGCCGACGGCGAACTGCTCGAGCGCCTTCGGGTTGTCGATTCCAAGCTCGATCGTGCCCCAGGGCGTCGCTTGCGTGAAGCGCGCGTTCTCGCTGTCCTTCCCTGCGTCGGGTTCGTACACCGTGCGGAAAGTCACGCGATGATTGTTCAGCGATTCACAGGTCACCTTCGCTCTCACCATGGTGCTCCTCCTCAGGCCTGTCGGCCTTCCAATCGAATGCGGTCGTAGATCTGCAACACCGCGGCCGCGTAGTCCTGATTGCGATCGGCGATCGTGTCTGGTTCGTTGTCCGCTGTACCGCCATTCCATGCGGCCAGCGCTGAGGCCAGGACGATGGGTTTCCCGATGGTCCCTGCCGCCTTCGCCGCCGCCCATTGCAGGCGTGACGCCAGATACTTGGCACCGCAATCGAGATTGGTGTCGGGTTCGCAGAGCTGTGTGAGGAACGCGCCTCGGAAGCCCATCTCGCGCGCGACCGCACCCATCAACTGGCAGTTGTGTACCGCGGACCTACCAGCAATGAATGAAGAATCTGATGGAACCTCGAGATCGTAGACGGTGCATTCAGCTGCCGCTCGAATGGTCCGAACGGGGAAATAGACGAAGTCCGCATCTTTTCGCCACGCCGGTTGGGTGTGTCGACGAAGACGGTCTGGAACCATCGGCCAAATGATGGAGAGCCCCGTAGCCTTCTTGAAGCGCTCGACGCCGTCGTAAGAATTCAAAGACACGTTGAACCAACTGCGAACTTTTACGATTCGGGAAACGATCTCCAGTCGCGAGAGGAGATGTGCCATCGCGTAGGCGTGCGCTTCGCTTGCGGTCGTATAGAAACCATGGCCGAGGCAGCCGTGGCCCAACCACATACCACGCGCCAACGCCGCTTGCTTGGCTTGGGGTAACCAGAGCATCCACCCAGGAATCCGTTTGGTGAGACCATTTCCCGGGAGTGTGAGAGCCAACCAACGTGCCGCCGGTCCATAGACACAGAGCTGAACACCATGGGTCGCTCTGTTTCGGTGCAGTCTGTAATTCGGCGCCACGCCGAAGATCTCGGTAAAGAGTCGGAGCAGAAGAACCTGCAAATGGGTTTCTCGCTCGTGAAAACTGAAAGCCACACCCTTCTTCTTGTCGAGGACACTACCCTGCGAGAGATAGAGTCCGGCCAGTTCCAGGAGACGTTCGTCGATCGCGATCTCGTTGCGAATCCGAGACCGGACTCGTCCGCCATTTCGATAGCGCATGACAAGATCGCCGTCATCCTCAACGTATTCCGTGGCATCTCTCCAACGCTGATTTCTGGCGAGAGAGTCCATCACGCTCAGGCCTTCGATATCTCGTGTCGGTGCGTTTCGTGGCATGGCCACCATGTCCCACTCAGTGACTTCTGAAGCGGGTATCCACTCCGGCTGATCTGCGGTGATCACCCGGCGTCGCCCAGTGCCATAGACTCCCAGTGCTGACTTGCGAACGAAGAGGCGGTGTTCTGCTGTCACGCGCAATGGCAGGTTCAGACCGAGGCGAACATCAAGGCATGGAGCGGTCCTGCGGGTTGTTGCGAGAACGCACGATAGATGGCCGTTCCGATCGAGAACTATAGATCCCGCTTTCAATTGTTCTATTGGTGTCCAGCCATCCGCAGTGGCGATGGGCGTGCCCTCTGCCACGCACATGCCCCACGATGCCTGCTGTGCCCAGAATTCCTGATCCGGATCGGTGTCGGGCGGAGCCGGAAAGTCCTTCGGCGGAAACTTCGACAACAGCTCGAGCTCCGTGAGCGGCCGAAAGGGTTTCCCGCGCTTCACATCCCAGAGATAGCGGTAGCGTGGCTCGGGGTTGTAGGCCCACGGACGATAGCCGCTTTCCCGCTCGGCGATGGCCTGCAGCAGATCGGGATCGATCGCGTACTTCCCGGCCGCGGCGACGATCTCTGCCCGGTAAGTGAGCGTCACGATCCGCTCACCGCCTTTTCGGTCGTCGGGTCTGGTGCTGGCGTCGGTTGACGGAAGTGCAGATCGTAATCGTCGAGCACTTCGAAGATGCACCGGAGTCCCTCTTGGCTGGCGACCATCGCGTCGCTGTGCCGCAGATCGCCCAGGCGATCGTCGTGCACCCGGTAGTACTCGTGGATGCCGTCCTTCATGCAGTCGCGAATCCGCTGATAGCACTCGGCGCGAGGATCGTCACTCGCCCGGCGGCGGAGCACCGCGCGCGGCACAGGAGTCATAGCTGTGGATCCTCTCCGTTGACGGCGGCCGTCGTGACGGCGTCGAGCTTCGCGTCTATGGCGGCCAGCTTCGCCGCCGCCTCCGTTGCCGCGCTGGCCGCCCTCTGGCTCACCTGGGTATTCACGTCGAGCTTCTTCTCCGCACGCTGCCGATCTTCCAGATCCCATTTCCGGTTGCGCGACTCGCGATAGAGCTGGAACACCTGCGTCGCCAAGGTCGCCAGAAAGCCAATGATGAGCGTCCAGAGGGCGTAGCGCGGATCGAGCGGGATCGCCGGGGCCGCGGCGGGTTGGTCCTGCAAGACGACGAGGCCGACGGCCAGGAGCGTGAGTCTCACTTCGCGACCCCGTAGATCCGGATGGTACCGCTCGCGATGGTGCCGCTGTCGAAGAGGAACCGCACCGCATTGACGGCGGTCGTTTGCAGATACCAGCCCGCGACGGTGAAGCCGTAGTAATTCCCGTCGTTGTGCGCGACGGTGATCTGCCCGACGTAACTCTTGTAGGCGCTCCCGAGCGGATGGGCGATTTCGATGCGGCCGCTCGCGCCGCCGTTGGTGCTCGCCGCCTTCACGATCCCGATGAGGACGCAGGCCGTCGCGCTGTTGCTGTTGCTGACGCCGGTCGCGCCCGCCGCGTTGTAATACGTCCCGACCCATTTGTAGTTACTGCCGCTGTCGTATGTCGCGCCGCCGTCGGTCGAATAGCGTAGCTGCAGGTTCGCCGCCGCCGATCCGACGAGCTGCTGCAGCTCGACGACATAGGTGTCGTACGTGGACGTGAACGCCGCGGTGAAATCGAGCGTCGCCGAGCCGCTCGCCGAGTGCGATTCGAGGAGGACAAGCGATCCCCCGCCGCCGCCTCCTCCGCCGGAGATCGTACCGGGAATGATCTGCCGCGTCCCGTCGATCTGCTGGGTGCCCATCTACTTCGCCACTCCATAGAGGCGGATCGTGCCCGTCTGATTCACCGTGGTGAAGCCGTCGGACGTCGCCCAGAACCGCAGGGCGTTCATCGCGGACGCGTTGGTCCAGACGATCGAGATGCGCGCCTGGACGAACGGGGTTCCGGTCACTGACGAGCGGTACGTCGCGAGCACATCGAGCACCTTGTAGTGGACCGTGTCGAGCGGATCGTGAATCTTGAGCGAGCCTGTAAGGCCGAGCAGCGTCGTGCTTGAGATCTGCAGGGTGTTGATGCTCGCGCTGTTCGTGCCGCCGATCCCGGACCCATTCGCGCTCGTGCTGTACTCCGACATCTGCTGGAAGTTTGTTGTCGCCGCGGTGTCCCATGACGTCCCGCCGTTCGTCGACGGCTGGACGTTGATCGTCGCGTTCGCCGCCGGCACCAGGTTGTCCAGTTCAATCAGGTACTGGTCGAAGTCCGACTGGAAACTCGCGCCGGTCTGCCCGGTGGCATTCCGCGTCGTCAGGTCGATGGCCGCGGCCCCGCTGACCGTTCGCGTCTCCAGGAGGACGAGCCCGGCCGGCGGGCCGGTCGACCCGCCGCCGCCAGTCATTCCGCCCTCGCCGCCGTAGTCGACGAAGATGTTGTCACCGACGGCCGGCGCATCCACGAGCGTGAACGTCGTCGACGTCGTCTCGGTGTAGTGCGTGGTCTTCTTGAGCCGAAGCCCGTTCAGGAAGACGGCGAGCTGCGTGTAGGCCGCGGCCGTCGTGAAGACCTTGTTCGAGCCGTCGATCGCGCCGGTCGGGATCTCGTTCCGCGTCGGGGCGACGCCGCTGCCGGCGGGTCCGGTCGGCCCGGCTGGTCCGGTGGTATTCGCCGCGAGCAGCTGCCCGACCTGAAAGGTCGTCGCATTGACGCCGCCGAGCACATCGTGCGTCGCCGTGTCGTCGATGAAGACCTTTACCTCGAGGTAATCGCCGACCGCGAGATCGAGCTGCGTCGCGCACTGGATGATCGGCTGAATGACGTTCGAGCCCTTCGTCTCTGCGACCTTCGTCCCGTTCTTGGCGATGCGGACGACCTGGGCCGTCGACGTTCCGGAGAACGTCGCCATCGAGACTTGCGCAGTTACGACGTACTTGCCGGCCTTTCCAGTCGGGATCGTCAGCCGGGTCGGATGCCCGGAGACATCGAACAGCGCGTCAGTGTCGTAGACAGTCGTGCTGAACGCGATCGCCGTCTCGGTGTTCGGCGTGACCGCCTGATTCGATGCGCGGTAGATCGACGCCCCGACGACCGAGCTGCCGGACGGCGCGCTCGAGACCTTGAGTCCGGCGGCGCTCTTCGAGAGCGACGACCCATCGAGCTTGATGTTCAGGATGTCGGGATCGGCCTGGAGCCCATCGCCGGCGACGACGTCGAGCGACCCGCTGGCGAGCACGAGTCCGTTGCCGGCCGTGAACGACGTCCCGCCGCCGGCCGCGACCGCCGCGTCGACGTAGCCCTTCGTGGCCGCGTCATCGGCGGCGACCGGGTCGTCGACGTCGGTCAGCTTGTGGCCGCCCATCGACTCGTCCGCCCCGAACGGCACCGTGCCGTCCGAGCGGATGTCACCGCTCCCGGTCCCGCTGTGCGCATCGACGTACGCCTTCGTGGCGGCATCCTGAGCGGTCGTGGGATCGGCGACGTTCGTCAGCTTGTGCCCGCCCATGGATTCATCCGCGGCGAAGGGCACGGAGCCGTCGCTCTGGATGTCCCCGGATCCAGGCGGGATCGCCGCAATCGCGGCGTCGACGTAGGCCTCGGTCGCGATGGGCTCCGTGGTGTCGAGCGCCAAGCCGACATCGGCGAGCGTGGCGATCGTGGGCGCGCCAGAGACGGTGACGGCCAAGGGTGCCGCTGCCGTGACCGTCAGCGCATGCGGTGTGACGCCGCCCGTGCCCCCACCGCCGCCGCTCCCCCCGCCTCCCCCGCTGAAGCTGCCGCCACCGCTCGGCGCCTGGCCGTCGCCTTTCAAGAGCGCGCGATTGAGGAGATCGTCCAGCGTGAACTGCGTGCTCGAGGCCGTCACGGCCATGAGCTTCTTCAGTCTCGGGCCGAACTGGAGCTTGCTTTCACGGACAGATTGGATCCGAAGACTCATGTCGACGGCGGGTTGGGGCAGGTCGAAGGTGGCGATCCGGCCTTCGCGCGTCTTCGGATCGGTGGTCGTGTACTCCACGCTCGTCTGCGGCATGGAGAAGAGCGTGAGTTCGGCCCGCAGCCGATCGCGGAGCGCGGCCGTCCGCAGATCGGTTTCCTCGATCACCGTGTCGCGAATCCCGTCCCCGCCGAGCCGACCCGCGAGAAACACCTGGGCGGGTACGTCATCTTCCTGCACCCAGATGTTCACCGGGGACCCGATCGGCATGGCCGCGCGAATCGATCGATCGCCCGTCGACGGAATGCCGACGAGCAGCAGATGCATGATCGGCGGCAGCGCGCCTGGCGGGGTCTCTCCGCTCGGGAGCAGATCGGCGCCCGATCCGCGTTCGGAGTATTTGCTCGGGGGAAGCGTCGGCGTGGTGTCGTCGTAGCTCGTCGTCGTGTTGTCGGGGAGCGTCGTCAGCAGCGTGTAGACGTCTGGGTTGTTGGCCTGGGCGCGGTAGATCTTGCGTGCGACCGGCTGAAACGAGACGGCATCACCGAGCGTGATGGCGGACCGCAGCGGGGATCGGAGACTGATCGTGCTGGTCGTCGACCCACCCCCTGCGATCGTGGCGGCGCTCGCGACCGTGTACGTGCCGGCCGAGCCGATCGCGATGACGTTCCCTGCCCCGATCGTGGCGTCGGCGCCGGACTTGGTGACCGAGAGGCTCGACATGCCTTCCGCCACATCCGCAGCGACCTGGATATCGCCGCTGGGCACGTCCGCCGCATCGACGTTCGGCATCAGCGGGATATTCGTCAGCGTGATCGTCGCGCCGGTGGTGTTCTCGGGCGGGATGCGGACCGTCTGACCCTTGGTGTTCACGACGAGTCGATCTTCCTGGTCGAGGTTCTCTTCCGTCAGCGAGGCATCGTTGAAGATGTCGATAAAGGTCGTCGGTCCGCCTTCCGGAATCGTGGCGATGCGGTACAAGCGCGTGTACAAGGCGGAATCCGCGCCGGCGCGTTTCGACCGATAGATGCGAATGCCCAGCACCCGCGGATCCGCGAACGCCGCCCCCGTCGTCACCAGGCCGGAGATGTGGATGGCACTGCCGCCGGGATTCGGGACGCTCACGCCAATCAGCGATCGCTGAAAGCGGACCGTCTCACCCGTGGCTGTGTAGTGCACGATGTCGTACGCGTAGTCGCCGAAGTCCATGGCGCCGGCGCCGAGCTCCGGCGTGAACGTCGGCAGGCTGATGCTCGGCGCAATCTGGACGTCCCCATACGCATTCGTGGCCGCGCCGCTGAGCGCCGACTCGACGCCGAACGCGTCGACGAAGGCGACCTTGTAGAAGACGTCATCGCGGATGGGGCCATTCGCGTGGCTGTCGTTCCGAGCGATCATGCCGCTGCCTGCAGGGCCCGCCGCACGATTCACGGCCTCGCTCTGCCGACGCGTTCCGGTGTAGGAGAAGATCTGGCCCTTGCTGATCGCTTCGCCGCCGCTGCTTTCGAAGGGCGACAGATCGCTCACCTCGAGGACCGTGTTCCCCGCACGGCCCGCGACCGTCACGGTCGATCCAGCGCCACGGCCGTACGCCCGATTGCGAATGTCCGAGACGTTCACCGTCACCGTGATCGGCGGTGTGAACTGCAGGCTCGCCGTCGTCGGGGTGATCGGATCGGGCGCCGTCGCCGCTTCCGTCGCGAAGTAGTGCAGCGTCTTGCCGTCGAGATACCAGTGCAACGGCGTCTCGGCCCCTTTGGCCAAGGCGTCGAACGCTTCGGTCATCGTCAGTGAGCCGTCAAGGGTGATCGTGATGGTGGCGAGATCGGTCTCGACGTCCGCCGTCGAGAAGTCGGCCGGCGCAAAGCGCGCCATGAGATCGAGCACGACGTCGTCCACCGGGGCGTCCGTCCAGGTGCCAAACGGCCGCCTCGCGTTGAGCAGCCAGGCCCAATCGGTGACCGTGACTTGATGCGCCGATTGTCCGGGTTTGCCGTCGAACGTTTCGGCGACGGTCAACGCGACGCCGGCATAGACCTCGTCCGGATCGGTGAGGACGACGGACACCGGCTGCCCTGGCAGCGGGGCGTCAGGCCCCGCCGAGAAGGTCATCTGCCCAGGCGTTCCGAAAGGGCGATCGATCGCGGGCTCGGGCTGCCGACGGATGCGGCTCGACCAGGGCGAGCCCGGGGAGTCCGGATCATCGGGGTCCGGCGTCACGGCGTCGTACGTGAATGGCGCGGACGGAAAGGCACCGACTCTCACATCGACGACGCCGGCTGAATGCGCGGGGCTCACGGCCGTATACGTCGAACTGTCGACGAACGTCACGTCGGTCGCCGCGATCCCGTCGAAGGTGACATCGAGCCCGTCGGTGAATCCCGCGCCGTGAATCGTCACGGTCGTCCCACCGGCCATCGGCCCATGATCGGGATCGAGCCCATCGTCGGGGATCCCGGTCGCGTCGTAGGTGAACCCGCCCTCGAGCGTCCCGAAGCCCGCATCGGGGTTGGTCACCGTCACCGAAACAGGTCCGGCCAGGTGCGGCGGCGTCTCACACGTGATGGTCGTCGCGCTGGCGACGTCGACGCTGGATGCCGCGACGTTGTCGAAGTTGACGATGGCCCCGCTCACGAACCGCAGGCCGGTGATCGTCACCGATGTGCCACCTACGTCAGGTCCGTGCGACGGCGCGACCGACGTGACCTCCGGTGGCAGGATCTCGTCATAGTCGACTGTCACCGTGAACCCGCTCACCGTGAAGTCGATGCTCGTCCAATCCTGCGAGACACCGAGAATTGATCGGCTCTCGAGCGTCCAAGCGACGAGCGAGGAGAACAGGGCGGCACGATTCGTCCCGTCCAGGATCCCGCCCGTACCCGACCCGCCGGCCGAGAAGTGGACGGTGGGACTCGACTCTGACGCTTCGGCGAACGAACTGCCGTCGCCGACGACCGCGTGCGGATCGCTCGGACCGCTGATCGCGACGTCGGCGTCGAACTCCAGCATAACGTGCGTGATCAGGATGAGCGGCGGGACCGTCCCGTCGTCAACGAGGGTCGCCGACGCGCGCTCCTCGATCTGCTCGCCGGTCGTCCGTGGCGTGACGCCGCTGATCGACCCATCGAGCGCCGACGGCCAGTCCTCGAACAAGCCGCCGGTCGCCGCGACCGTGCTGTCGGCCGCGCTGAATGAGAAGCTCGACCCGCCGCTGAAGACCTTCGTCGGCATCGGTCACCGCGTCGGCATCTGGCGCATCGGCCGCTGTCGGGCCATCAGGCCTTCGCTGACCGCGTCCGTGAGCTCCTGTTTCGACCGACTATCCCAGACGCCGGAGACGTTGACATGAACCGGCTGCGAGGCTGGAGTCAGCGTCGGAAGGACCGCGGCCAGTGTGGCTTGGGCTGCAGCGCGTACGGCTTGTTCGATTTGGTACTGCTGCGCCGCGAACTCGAACCCGCCACGAATACCTGCGTACTGACGCACGAGTTGTTCTGGCGTCGTGGGCGTCGTATTGAGCAGGGCGCGCGCGCCTTCGATAGACGAGACATCGAACGATCCGCCCGTATGGAACCGGCGGTAGGCTTCTGCAGGCGTAATCAGCTCACCAGACAGCGTCCTGACAGTCTTTTCTTTGTCATCGAGTCCTTTGCCCCCAACAGCGAAGGTAGTTGAGGCCATGCTCTGTTTCTCGGAATCTACGATCGCGAGTTGCCGTTGGAGCGCTTGCGTCGTTTTATCAGCGTGGTCCCGGATTTTGTCTTGCGCATCGGCCCCGACGTTTCCACCGTGTTCGTGCGCCTGGGTCAATTCGCGGACCTTCTCGATCTGTGCCTGGATCGCCTCACGAGAGACGCCAAGGGTAGTCTCCAAACGAATGAGGGTTGCGATCGCATTGTCGACCTCCTCGCCGGAGGCCTTCGTCACCTCACGGGTAATAAGGGCGAGATCGATTCCGATGTCCTTAATCAGACCGTCGTACTTCGCCTTGATCAGAGCGATGCTGTGGTCCTTCTCTTCTTCGGTCTGTTTGTCAGTCGCGCGCACGATGGCGATCTCGTCATTCATCTGTTTGATGAGATGGTTTCTGGCCTGCTCATTGGCCGTCGCACCGACATCCTGCTGGTGCGCGAGGATGTCGTCCATCAATCGCGTTTGAAATTTGGCTGCTTGTTCGAAGGCCTTGTTACGCTCATCGAGATCGTGCAGTTCCTGTGCGTGGGCTTTCCGTTCAGCCTCGGCATCCTCCTGGCGCGCCTTCGTGATCAGCGCGAGCAAGCCTGGGGTGATACGGAATGCCTCCTGAATCGTCTTGTGTGCCACGCCCAGATCGAGGGCTGCGCCGATCGCGTCGCGCTCTTCCTTCGAGAGATTCGCGTACTGTTGCTGCGTGACATCGAGGGTCGCGTTGTAGCCGGCGATCGTCGCCTGGAGCTCGGCCATCGCCTTCGATTCCGCGTCGATTTGAGCGGTGAGACTCGGCGGCAGAATGAATCCGGCTGGCGGCTTGATCGCGTTCATCTGATCGGCAGCTTCGGCGGCGGCGTTCTTCACGAGCGCCATGTTGCGCGCCATGTCGATGAGACTACCGACGAAGGCGGGTGAGGCCGCGCGGACGGCATTCTCGGCCTGGGTGACCAGATTCAGGCCCGTGGACGCATCCTCGGCTGCCTTGTTGATATCGCGCAAGGCCGCTTCGACGATCGGATCCTGCGTAATCTGCTTCCCGACGGCCTCCTTGATGTTGTCCCAGTTGTTCGCCAACTGTTGAACCTTCCCCGCGTACGTCTCGAGATCGGCTTGCGCCTGACCGCCGAACCGTTTCTCGATCTGCGAGAAGATGGCATTCGCGCCTTCCGTCGCGAGGCTGGCGTCGTCAATCGCAATGCCGTACCGCTTCAGTGCGCCGGTCTCACCTTCGAGCGCCTTGCCTACCAAGCGCGTCGCTGATTCGAGATCGATGCCCAGTCCGGACGCCAGATCGGTGGCCGCCTGAAGTGCATTTTTCATGTCTCCTGGGGCGACGTCTCCGATCTCGGTGAGCAGCGCCTCCATTTGATTGATCAGATCGTCGCTGAACTTGGTGGTGTTCTGGAACGACGTCGCGAGATCGTTGTACTGCTGGATCACCTCCGGCACCGCGTTACCCTGGGCCTGCAACGCGACGGTCATCTTCTTCGCGGCCGACTCGGCGTTCGCGTAACTGTCGACGGAGCTGCTGACGAAGTTCGCGAGGCTTCGGAACGCCGTCTCGACTCCGCCGATAATCGCCTGAGCGCTGACGAACCCTGCGGCCGTCGAGACGATCTGTTGGCTGAGGTCATCGAAGAAACCCGTCGTCGTTTTCGATGCGTCGGCGAGCTTCTGAATCTCCGGAGGAACATCGACGCCGAGCTTGCGCATCTTCTCGGCCGCTTCAGCCGCCGTGTTGCCCAGGCGCTGGAGTTCCTTCTCAGTCAGAACACTGACGCCTCCGAGGTTTTCGACGGCCGCGGCGGCGAGTGTCGCTTCCTGGACGATCTTGCGGCCAGTCAGCGAGTCGGCGACCCGGTTCATCTGCCGCTCAACCTTGGCGCCGCCCTGCTCGAACGACGTCAGTTTGAGATTGGCCTCGTTGACGGCCTTGACGAACCCCCCGAAATCGCCTTCGAAGACTCCTGTGATCGGCGGCATGGTCTATCCGTTGTCCAGGTTCTCTTGTTCTTCGATGAGCATCTCGACCAGCACGGTCTTCACGTCGGGATCGAGTTCGACGACCCACTCGTAGCGCCAGTGGCAGCGGCGGGCGATGGCGAGATCGCTGGCAACGAATGCTCGCCACCCTGGCCGTTTTTTTCCGCCGCTCGTTCCTTCGCCTGCTGGATCTGGTGTGCTTCAATGGCCGCGTGGATCTCCTGAAACGACAGCGGATCCAGCCCGTCCAGCACAACGGCGAGTTCATCTGCGCTGAGCCCAGCGATCGCGACCTTCTCCCCCTCGTCATCGATGACCGACCAATCGAGCAAGTAGGCGAGGATGGTGGAACGTTGCACGGCGAGCGGGTCCGTGTGCATGGTGCCGTCGGCGGACATGACGTACATCCGCGCGAACATCGCACGCTCCTCGCCGGCGGTGAGACGCCGGCGCACGACGAGCGTGTCCGGATGGTCCTGCCCCGGCGGCTTCGAAATAGTCAGCGTGCGCGTCTGGGGAGAGACGAAACGACTCATGATTGGGACTGTCCTTTCCTACGGAACCGCAGGCCCCAGTTCGGCCTGAATCTCGCCGCGCTCGATATCGCAGCGACGCACCGGCCAACGCCACTCGCCTCGCTTGTGCGGCGCGACGAACATCAGGGGCTTCTGACGGGCCTTGAACGCGTCGACACTCACGACGGCGGCGCGCAGCGACCAGCGTTCTGGCGTGAGCGAGAGGCGCGTCAGCGTGTAGCGGCTCATCGTGGCCGCATCGAAGTAGCCCCAGGTCAGGCGCGCCAGCCGCCCGTCCTCCAGGGGCACACCGGCGATGGACGCCGCGATGGGCGTGAGAGTGGGGCCCTGGACGATCACGTCCGCCTACGCGACGTTCATCGACCAGTTGCCGGCCGCGTCCCACTTCCCTGTGCCGCGCACTTCGCCCTTCGCGTTCACGTTGATCGAGCCGTCGATGTTCGCCAGGCCTTCGAAGTTGAACGCGGATTCCAGGCGATTGGGGACCAGCCGCAAGAACGCCGGTAGCCCACCGAGCACGACGCCGAAGAAGCGCGGGCTCGTCGCCGAGTTCCACAGGAACCCCAGCGTCCCTGAAAAGTCAGGCAGGCCTGTGACGCGCTGTTTGTTGACGTCACCGAAGGCGGTTACCTCGGCCCGGTCGGTCGCCATGTCCAGCGTGAAGGCGTCCATGTCGCCGAGCGCGGTCGGCGTATAGGGGCTGCCGCCAGTTTCGTCCATCAGGATCTGGCCGTTCTTGCCGTGGATTCTCATGTGCTCACTCCTCGCTGTGATCTCACGCGGTGGTCGGGGTCGCCATCAGCCGGTACTGGCCGCCGCGGCGTTCCCAGCGCACGTTGGGATCGATCTCGTCGACTTCGAGCGGCGGCCGCTCGGCCTGCTCGCGCTCGAGCAGCATGGTCCCGTAGCCGTCAATGGTCAGCGTCGCCGGCGGATCGGGCGGTTGCGGATCCAGGAGTTGATCGATCCGCTGGGCGCCCGCCACGACGTCCCCGCCCGCGCCTTGGAGCATCACGGCCGTTACCGACACGAGCCAGTCTTCGAAGCCGCGGGCCCCGAAGATCGGGACGTCGTTCTCGTCCAGCACGACGACCAGGACGAACCGGCGCATGCCCGGCGTCGCCTCGCCTTCGAAGACGCCGTCCGGGCACAGGTCCGTCAGCGCCGCGTCGGCCTGCAGGAAGGCGATCAGCGCGTTGACGGCGGCGGCGGAGTCCACCATCAGGCGGCTCTCCCGATGACCGTCAGACCGTGCCGTTCGAGCATCTCGCTCAGGTCCTGCAGCATCTCGCGGCGTGATCGAGACGCGATCGGGATGAACGTCGGCTGCGCCGGCATCCGGCCGCGATTTGCACCAAGAGCGGTGTGTCGCGCCTGGCTGCCGTTCTCGTACAGCCACGCGATCGGGTCGCGGGACTTGATGATCACGCTGATGCCAAACGGGGAATGCTCTTCCTCCGATGTGACGCGCCGTTTCAAGGTGCCGTGTGGCCCTTCGTGATAAGCCTCGATGATGGCTGCCTTCGCCTGATAGGCTCTCCGCCGCACGATCTCGGTCGCGTCATCGCGCAAATCGGTGGGGAGATTCCGCAAGGCGGTTTTGAACTCATCGAGGCCGCGGAACCTGAAGCGCATCACGGTAGCGCCTCGCGAATCTCGACGCCGTACACGGTCTCCATCGCCGCCTGGTGCGTAACGTGATCGACATACGGCCGACGCTGGCGGTGGAGAAAGAGTTCGGCGTACCCCAGCGTGTCATCCGCGAAGCGACAGCGGTTGGTGACGTCCTCGCCGCGATACCAGACACGCAGATGCACGCCTCGGGACTTCAGGAGGCGATGACGGTCGACGTCGACGGGGCCCCAGGGCGCCGCCGGCTTCGCGCGTCGAAGCCTCAACGTGACCAGGAGCGCGGAGAGCGATTCGAGGAAGCCGCGGCGCGATATCACGGAAGGACCTCACTGCACAGCAGGATCGTCTCGAGCTGCTTCTCTTCGGGCGTCGCCACGCCGATCACCGAAAACGGTCGGCCGGTGTAGACGACGCGATCGTTGACCTTGATGTCCGCGCGGTAGGGCCCGGTCACGACATGCGAGGCCTGGGCGATCGTCGAGCCCGACGCGATGCGCTCGAGGCTGCGTGCCGTCGCGGGTTCGATCGCGACGTACCAGTCCCGCGGCGTCGCGTCGATCCACGTCGGCGTCGGCACGCCGGGATTCGTCGGGTTCGCGGCATTCGGGCCGCGGTGCTGCACGATGACGTGCTTGTCCCGGCGGCCGGTCGCGATGGGGCTCTGGCTGCTGGGCATTAGCGAAGCACCCAGTCCATTGCAGGAATGCGCAGCGGCGTCGTCCTATCAAACACCCGTTCATTCGGCGCGCCGCAACCCTCGCAAACGCCAAGCGGGCCATATCGGCGGCAGTAGCCGCAACGCACGATCGGCGGCGGTGGCGGGGCCGGCGGCGCCGGCAACGGGCGCGGCATCGGCGGCCAGCTTTCAGGCGGATCCGGAGTCAGGCGTCCCATGGTCAGGCCAAGGCCGGATCCCGAAGCCGGCGCAAGATGCTGGTAATGGTAGGCGTCAGCTGCCCGTCTTCGATCTTCGCTGGGCCCTGTCCCTCGACGTCGTCCCCATGGAAGCGCCACAGTTCGCTCAGCATCAGCAGGATCGCCGACTGCACGCGCGGCGGCACCGTGTTCGGTTGATCGGGCTCAATCGTCCAGTGTTCCGGCGACGTCGCGGGGATCTTCAGGTAGTCGAGGATGATGTCCTCCGCCTGGGCAAGCTTCAGCGTCAGATCCCGTTCCATCGGATCGATCGGCGAGGCGCCCAGGATGATCGGAACCCGCAGATGGTCGACGGCCTGCTGCATCGTCACGAGCGCCATGCCAGCCTCTCGTACATCGAGCAGTCGCCAATCCACGAGCGCAGCGTGGCGAGCGTCGGATCGGGATGCCACTCCGGACCCGACGGCCGATGCCCGATCCCGAGCCCGGCGCGGCCGGGCAAGCCCTTGATGCCGACGACCGTTTCCGTGCGCGCGAGGCGCTGCGCCGGCGCCGGCACGAGCTCCCAGAGCTCCGCATCCACGCTGAAGGCGTGTCTCCGCTGGCAGGCCGCGATGACGCGAGACAGGAGCGGCAACAAGGCCCGCTTCAGTCCCGTCTGGCAGAGCGAGGCCCCGCGATTCTGGAAGACGCGCCAGCACCGCTGGCGGACGTTGTAGTAGCGCTGCACGTCGTCGCCCGCGATGAGGGCGTCCTCGTCGGCGAGCTGCCCCATCAGCCGTTCGAGGTGCGTCGGCTGGTAGTGGTCATCGTCCTCGAGGAAGAGAATGACGTCGCCGGTTGCCACCGCCAGCGCGCCTTCGAGGTTGTGCAGGAAGTTCGACGCTCCGGGCGGCCGCGGCGATCGCACCACGCGCTGCCCGAGCGTGACGTCAGCCGGCACGATCCCGCCGTCGGCGACGATCCACTCGTCGGGCTGGCGCGTCTGCGCGCGCATGAAGCCCTCCAGCAGGCCGAACGCCACTGGCCGATCACACGTCGGGGTGATCACGCTCAGGCGCGACATGCCGCCTCCCGCGCGGGCTGATAGAGCGTCCAGCGCGCGTACGGATTGTCGCGATAGTGGCCGGTCAGATAGCGGACCTTTGTCGCCGTCAGCCAGCGGGCGAAATCGACCGACATCTGATCGCGCCAGTGCCACTTCCGCACTTCCGCCCACCAGATCCGGTTGAAGTTGGCGATCGGCATCGTGTGCCGTCGCAGGCAGAGGCCGGTCGACGTGATCGCCCGCTGGGTGAAGCCGAGCGCGGTGTAGGCGGCCACCTGGCGATCGAGCAGGGTCCGGTCGACATAGCCGAGCGTCGCGATCGCCTCGGCTTCCTCCGCGATCGTGCTCCGATGCGGATGCTGCAGCGCGAGCAGATCCGCGCCGTCCATGAGCGTGACGAGCCCACGCGGGTTGCTCGTGAGCGTGAAGGCCGCATCGTGCCAGAGCGAGAACTCCGGTGACTCGAGCGCGGGATGATCGGCCAGGATCTTCAGCCGGCGCGACGTCAACCGTGGACCCTCAGCCGGCACGATGCGGATCGTCTCGTACGGCGGCACGTGCACCGCACGATCGCTGAAACAGACGTAGCGGACGTCCGGCACGACGATCAGCGGCCGCCGGAGCGGATCGGTATCCCCGAGCACGGCGGTGAAGACCGTGAACGGCGCCGTCATCGGCGTCGCTCCATGACGAGCAAGCCATGGCTGTCGACGTAGCGCGCGGCAATCTGCCACGAGGGATCCCGGATGCAGGCCTCGTCGATCGCGGGCCGGATGCCGAGATACGCGCGCGGCACCGATGGGCCGCCGGGCGTGTACGCCCAGGCCGGCCGACCGGTCTCACCGTCGGCGGCGATCTCACCGAAGGTCCCGACATCGTGGAAGACGAGAAAGTGCTTCACGCGATCGGCATGCCGGCGGAGCTCCGCATCGCACTGCGCGTACGAATGGAGAGAGTCGACGAACAGCAGATCGCACGGAGGGATCTCCGCGGTCCGGCTGTCTTCGATGCGGTAATCCCAGTGCGCGCCAGCGGCCGCGGCGAGCCGATCCGCCTCCGAGGTGCGCACGAGATCGTACGATCGTACGTAGGGCGCCCCGAGCAGCAGCGCGCTCGACGAGGCGCCACGTTTCACGCCGAATTCCACACAGACGTCACACGACGCGGCCAGCATGCGCAGCCGCGGCAGATGCGCCGTGATCGCGGTCTGCTGGCGCAGATGCCCCTCGTAGATGGCCGCCACGGCCTGAGCGTTCCAGGTATCGACGGCCGTCACGGGAGCGCCCCCTCGAGCGGCTGGCGCGGCACGCATGTGAGCGCGCTCCAGCGCGACGCATTTACCAGACGCACCCCGAGCTGCTCGAGCGGCTCGATGCACGTGGCGAAGTGTTCGCGGAAGAGCGCGTAGGGCGATCCGCCGCGCAGCGGCGAAGGATGCGCGCCGAACCAGTGCGATCGGGCTTCCCCATCCGGCGCGTCCATGTCGTACCCGAGCAGGACGATCGTTTTCGCGCCGAGATGCACGGCGAGGTTCACCGCGGCGTACCCGGAGTTACGACCGTCGCGCAGTCCCGTTGGCGCGAGCTCGATTCCGTCGTGTCCGGTGTTCTCGAGCACCGTCACGCCCCAGCAGGCCGCATGCTTCTCGAGGCTGACCTTCAGCCCCACGAACTCGGGTACACCGCGATGGTGCGCCCACCACGCGGAATCGCTAGCCATGAGCGCGTCGGCCCACGGGGCCAGGCGGTACGCGTCATTGACGGCGATGACCGTGGCGCGCTCGCGACAGTACGCGACGTCGGCGCGAGAGAGTGAGGGCCCACAGCCAAGACAGACGACCGTGCCGCCATCGCACAGGCGCGGCGCGCGAGGCGGCTCCCGTCTATAGACGACCTGTCCGCCCTCCGCCATCGGTACCAGCCGCGCGCCACCCATTCGGAGAATGTCCGGGCGTGTCGCGCGCTCCGCGGCAGTCAGCTCGCGCACGTCACTCGCCACGCAGCACCTTCAGTCGGACATCCGGGGCACAGACGACGATCTGCTGATCCGGCCAGATAGCCTTGAGTTCATCGCGGATGCGTGCGAACGCCTCGACCGGCAGCTCGCGCGTCAACTCGACCACGATGACGTCCTTCGGACGCACCGGCGCGGCGGAGATCTTCGCGATCTCCGGCATCGCGACGAGCGCCGCGATGGCTTCGCGCCGATTCATCGGCTTCCCTCAGTAGGCATTGCGTCCCGGTGTCCCGGGGTCTCCTTTCGCGCCCTGCGGCCCCACGTCGCCCCGCGGCCCTTCTTTCCCGTCGCGCCCGCGCTTCACCGCCAGCGACCAGAACTTGGCCGCATGCGGGGTGTCATCCGGGGTCACGCTCGTGGCCGTCTTCGCGATCCACGACGACCCCCCGCGCGTGACGGCATCCCCGCGGGCGTACTCGCGGCCGGCTTCATGCGTGCCGCGGTTGATGACGATGGGCAGCACGATCGCCCGTTCCTTGACGAGCTCCCCGCGCACGAAGCGGAACGTCACGGTCCGCTCGCCGTCGTAGGCGACGTCGAAGTCCTCGAGCGAGAACCCGTCGAGGCCGTTCGTCCCGTCGCGGCCGGGGGACCCATCGAGGCCCTTCGCGCCGTCCTGTCCGTCGCGGCCCGGGACGCCTGGCTGACCGTCACGGCCGTCTCGGCCAGCCTCCCCGGGCTGCCCCGCCGGCCCTCGGTCGCCGGCTGTCCCGGTCTCGCCCTGGAGGCCCTCCTGGCCGGGTTCTCCGGGCTCGCCGCGCGCGCCAGGCGCGCCCTCAGGACCTTGGGGCCCCACCGGACCGACGTCGCCAGCCAGGCCCCGCGGGCCCTCGGCGCCGGGCTCACCCGCCGGCCCAGCCGGTCCCGTCGGTCCGATCTCTCCGCGATCGCCCTGAGGCCCGGCCACAGGCGGGCGCGCTTCCAGTTCCGCGATCTTCCGGATCAGCGGCGTCATGGCCGCCGTGACCGCGGCCTCTACGGACGTCGTCACGAAGCCCTTGAGCGCCGGCACCGTCCCATCAACGAACGCGCGGAGCTCCTCGGTCGTCATGCGGCGAGTGCCTTGCGCACCAGCGAGTCGGTCACGTCGGAGACCGCCTCGAGCGGAATCTCACGTTCGGCCGACGGTGGTGCGGCCGGTGGCGGCTGTGGCGGCATCGGCGCCGGCGGCGTCGGCGGACGCGTCGGCAGCTCCCGCTCCGCCAGCAGCTCAAGCGGCCAGTTCTGCTCCTGGAGGTACGGCGTCTCGCCACCGGCGACCGGTGGGTAATTGATCCGCTTCCGGGCGTCGTTCGGGGAAAAGAGAGCGCCTTGAACCCCCTTGGCGAGCGTGTCGATCATCGTCGCCGTGTCCATGCGCAGCAGATCGTCGAGGTCGACGTTCACGCGGTACTTGCTCGGCAGCTCGAGCCCTTCTGTGAGCGCGCACTTCAGCGACTCGGTGGGCTCCTGGAGCGCCTGTGCGTAGTACCCCTGTTCGAGCGCCTCGATGTTGTTGTATGCGGGTGGCGGCTCGGCGCCGACCTTGTACGCGGGGATGTGGAACGGCACCGGCACTTGCGCGGCCGTCCACTTCAACTGTTCGATGAGCTGCGCGTCGATCGCCTTCATGGTGAAGGGTTCGAATTTCAGCCCGTCGCCGCCGACGGCGACCTTGCCCGCGTTTTCGCCAGAGAAGTTTTCGTTGAAGTACTTCGCGAGCCGGTCCGCGGTCTCCTTGGAAATCGCGCCGGGCGCCGAGAGGAAACCGCTGAGGATCGCCCCATTGGCGAAGAACGCTGTGGAGTTCTTCTGAATCTTCAGCCCCTGGATCGCCGTCAGGCCGGCGGCTGCGACCGGCCCGACGCCGACCAAGGGGTGATACAGCGGATACATGATGTCGTGGATGATCTCGCTCGCCGGCACGACAAGGGCGTCGTCCACGAGCGTCGAAAGCGGATCCCGTTGGAGCTGGTAGTACACCGAGCCGTCTTCGGCCACAAGCGGCGTCACGCGCGAGGGGTCGAGGATGTAGAGCGCGCTGATCGTGTTGCGATCGTTGCGCTCCTTCAGCACGTAGGTGTTGCCGGTCCGGAGCTTGGAGATGATCCAGTACATCGCGAACTTGATTCGCGATTGGTAGCGGTTCGGCTTGCGCAGTAGTGGGCTGAACGCCGGCGCCTCAGTCTCCACCCAGATGCCGTTGCTGTCGCGCTCCTCGAGGAACCATCGCATCTTGGCGATGTCACCGCCGATGAGCGTCACGCAGGCGAAGAGCGTCGCTTGCGCCAGCACGTTGAGATCGTCGGTGGCGACGATGTTCTGTTGCCACGCGCCCGGGAAGCTCTCGCGGACCAGCGGCCAGATCCGCCACCAGCCCCGATTCCCCGTGGTATCGAGCGGCATCAGGTTCGCGGCCGTCGCGTCGATCTTCTTCGACCGGACGATGTCGAACCCGAAAAGCCGCATCACTCCTCCGGTCGCAGATCGGTCCGCTGATACCGACCCTCCGCACGGCGCCGGCCTGGTGCGGGGGACGGCAGATCAGCGGGGGGGGGCTCAGCAGGAACGGGCTCAGAGGTGTCGTGTCCAGATTCTGCCGCGATCGTGGCGCTGCCAGCGCCGGGTACGGCTTTCTTCTGATAGCGCCACGCCGCGGCCGTGGCCGCATCGCACGTGAATTCCTCCCCGCTGCGGTACAGCCGGCCGCGGTAGGTGACGTCCTTCAGCGCGCGCATCCGAACCTGTGACATCGGCGGTGGGCTCACGGAGGAGTGGGCTGCGCGACGCTCAACCTCCTCCGTGTTGAGCGCCGCGCGCGTCAGGGATTACGCCGCCCAGGCGACGTTGTCGAGCCACGCCACCGCTTCCGGCCGGCGACGCGCCCAGTTTACGAACCGCTCCGCGCGCAGACCGAGCAGGTTGGCCTGCCAGAGCGAAACCATCGTCGTCGCCACCGGCGCCGCCGGCGATCCGGCTGCTCCAGAGTTCGTCGGGTTGTCGAGCATCTGGAGCGACGCCTCGCGCGACGCGTCGATCACGACCTGGCCGTCGTCGGCGAGATAGATGTCCGAGGCGTTGGCGAGGATGACGATGTTGCGGACCGGTGAGCCGCCCAGCGAGGCGTACTGCGAGGCGACGACGGGGATTCCGAGCAGGGTTCCGCCCTTCATCGTGAGGCCGGCGAATTCCGGCTGGCCGAACGCATTCACCATGAGCGACAGCGCCAGAGCGGTCGTGCTCGGCATGATGAAGACGGCGTTGTCGGGCGGGTTGTCGTTCTCGACGAACTGGCCGATGAGCGCCGCGAGGGCGACGCGGACCGCAGCGGCGTCGGTCCCGCTGTGCGCCACCGGCGTAATGCCGTTGGTGATCGACGCTGGCGAGACCTTGGTGACCGCGGCTTTCGCCGGATCGATGAAGTCCTTGTCCATGCGCTCGATGATGGCCGCGGCCAGCGCGTTCCGCACGAGCGTCTCGGCCGACGGCGAGGAGAACCGGACCAGTTCATCACTGAGCACGGCGATGTTGGCGACCTTGGCGAATCCGAGCTCAGTCGGCGTGAAGTCGAACTTGGTGAGCGGCTTCGGCGCGCCTTCTCCGACCCAGTAGCCCTGCCCGCCGCTCGTCTGGCCGATGACGCGAATGTTGAAGGGGACTTTTTGCAGGCCATCGATGCGGCCGATGATCGTGGCCGGTCGTAGGAACTGGATGAAGTCTCCGGTGAAGTTCTGATAGTCGACGAGACTCCCCGCCCACGTCGGATCGGTCGTCGTTCCAGCCGCGATGGCCGCCTTGAGGACCGTCTCGATCCGCGGCATGTCCGGGAAGCGCGTCCGGGCGATCTCGAGCGCCTGCGGCGCGAACCCTTTCGCCGAGAGCAGACACATCGCATAGCGCGCGAATTCGATCCCCGGCTCCAGCGGCTTGCTGACGGTGATCGTGTGATGCGCACCGCGTGACACGGACGCTTCGTTGGCCGTTGTGCCGAGCGCCGGTCGCGCGTTCGCCTTGTTGATCGTCTCGGCCTGCGTGAGCCGCACGAGATGCTCGTCGAGCGACTTGACCTCCCGATCGAGGCTGTCGTACTCCTCGCTCTGCGCCGGGTCGAGCGTCGCGTCACCTGCGGCCTCCATGATGGCGGTCATCCGCGCGGCCTTGGCCTGACGACTCGCTTCGAACGATTTGATGCGCTCCTGAATGTTGAACATGGGACTTCTCGATCGGTCTGCGCCCGTGGGGCCGGGCTTGACGACGACGACCCAGCGGCCAGTGCCTGAGGCGGCGGGCCGCCCGCGGTCGAAGGACTTGATGGTGGCAATGGTGGCGTCTGCGTTCGCGGGAATCGTGACCAGCGAGAGTTCGAGCAGTTCGGTTTCCAGAAACCGGAACCCGCCGGTCTCACGAATGACCTCGACGGCCTCGTTGAGCGGCCTGAAGCCGATCGAGACGGCGCGGACCAACTTTGCAATGACCGAGTCGATCGCCTCGTTGACCCGCTCGCGCAAATTCGTGGATCGAAACGGCGTCGGGTCTGGAATGACGGCGCTAAACGGCAGGCCCTCGGCGGTCGCCCTCGTGAACGTGACCTGACCGATGGGTTTCTGGGTGTCGTGGTAGAGCAACAGCGACACCGGGTTTTCGAATTGAATGCCGCTTGTCACGATCTCGTCGCCGACCCGATCTACTTCGGGCGTGGTCGCGATCCCGCTGAATGTTAGGCCGCCGTTCCGGTTCGTGCTGTCGATTTCCTTGATTTTCAGGACGCTATACGCGCGGTACTCGGTTCTCGCTGGAATCGTCCGTCGCACCATCTTCACCTGAAGATTCTCGGCCATGCGGTAGCGCGAGCCGTGCGTCTGGACCGCGGTGATCAGTGCGCGCTGCTCGGCCAGCTTGGCGAGGGCCTGCGTCAGCGCCGCCGAGACGGTGAGCCCTTCCTGCTCCTGGATGATCGTCGCGAACCGGGCGAGCTCGCGGACGTGCGCGCCGGAATAGCCGTCGGTGGCGTCGACCGCGGTCTTCCGATCGGTGGCGGGCAACGACGGCAGCCAGCGCTGCAGCATCTTCCCGCGCGCGACGGGGTCCGGGAGATCGAACTTCAGGACGTCATGAAAGCGCCCGGGCCGATCGATCAAGGCCTTCGGCAGCAGCTCCGGATAGTTCGTGGTCAGGACCGTCACCACGCCCGTGCTCTGCGCAATGCCGTCCATCTCGGTCTTCAGCAGATCGACCGAGTAGCCATCCAGCCAGTTGTCGACGTCCTCGATGAAGAGAATCGACGGCGCGTACTCCTTCGCCAGCGAGAATGCGTAGGCGAGCCCGCCGAAGGCGCCGGCGCGGTGGAAGTCGCGCGCTGACACCCAGATGAACGTGCCCTTGGCGGCGTTCATCATCAGCCGGCCGGACAGCGTCTTGCCGGTGCCCGGCGGCCCGACGAGCAGCATGCCGCGGTTCTCGAGCGTCGCGCCCTTCTCGTTGATGAGCGTCACGACACGGCGAATCGCCTTCTCGTTGGCCGGCTCGAGGAAGAGATCGTCCCAGCTCTCTTCGCTCCGCGTCAGGAACTGGCCGGAGAGTGCGAAGGCCTCGCCCTGGAGCAGCTTCAGGCCGGCCGCGCGCGTCAGGACCTCGTCGAGCAGCTGGTGCGCGACGCCGCGCTCGTCGCGCTTCGCGTACGTCGTGACGTCGAGCCCGTACCACGCCGGTTGCACGCGCAGCGCGAGCTTCGTGCCCTTCCACTGGAAGAACCGGATCCCATCGACGAGGAAATCCTGACGGAGTCGGGAGTTCAGCTGGATCAGCTCGTAGACCGGCGGCTCTTCCTTGCCGTCCCACGTCAGGTTGCGGATGTCGTCGATGATCGCTTCGCGCAGCGATTCGTCCAGCGACTTGAGAAAGCCGCCGATTCGCACCGAGGGGATCACCTCGGTCTCCTCCTGCAGGAGCTTGACCTCGCAGTCGAGGTACCGGCTGACCAGCGCCTGCTCCGCGGTCCGCGGCGGAAACTGCGCCCGCGCGACGTCGAAGGTCTTCGTCAGCGCGCAGTTCCACCGCACGGGATCCGTCGGCGGAGCGGCGGCGGAGCCGATCCGGACGACAGGCAGCGGACGTACAGCGGCCTGGGCCATGGCAGCCTAGTCGCTCTTCGGCGGCGGCGCGGTCGTCCCGGGCTGTGACGTCGGCGGCTCAGAGGCCGGCGGCGTCGAACTGGGCGTATTGGGATTGGGATTGCTCGTCGGCGGCGCCGGCGGCTTCGCGGTGTCGGTCATGCCCCACAGCATAGGGGCATGCCGGAATTACGTAGTACGAAAGCCGTGGACGTCGCTGAGCTCTTTGACCACTTCGTCAGCGGCCGCGACGCAGACATCCCGGACGAATTGCGTCAGGCTCTGACCGCTCAGTTCCGCCGCCTGGATGACGCGCGACCGTTCGTCAGGTGACAACCGCACGGTGACCGTGAGCGATGGCGCTTCGGCGCGCGCGGGCCGGCCGCGATGGGGACCGAAGATCTGCATCGAGGGAGCGTCGGTGAAGTCGCTCATGATCGTCCTCCGAGTATCACCATTTGAAACTGCTTCTCTCGCAGCGCGCCGGCAGCGATCGCGTCGGTCCGGGCTTCCCAACTCAGCACGGCCGCCATGGTGAGATCGATCTTGTGCGGGGAATCCGGCCGCTCTTTGCGAATCACCCAGAGTCGTTTGCCGTCCTCATCCCGCTGCAGCAGCTCGTGCTTCCGCGCGTTGCCGATGTGCCCGGTCAGCCGCGCATCGCCGGAATGATGGATCGTCCCTTCCTTCATCGCGGTGTCGAAGTTCTCGAGCGCCGTGGCCATCGGCTTGTTTCGATTCGTCCACCACTCGATGACACGCTTCTCGCTGTCGGGACGATCGGCATCGAGCTCACCCGCCCACTTCGCGATCCATTCCTGCCAGTACGGCGGATCGGCGTAGAGGCGCCAGACGTGGTAGCGCTCGAAGCATTCGTGGATCCGCGCATCGACCTCCAGCGGTGGGACTTGCCAATTCGGCGGCGGCGGGTACGGACATTCCCACGCATCGATCACCCACTGATAGCCGTCCTCGACGTCCGTCGCGACGAGCGCGGAGCCATCATGAAACTTCGAGCCATCGAAACCGAGTGTGATGAGCCGACCCTCGGCGACGGGCTGATGGCGCGCGAGGCTCTTCCAGCGCACGACTGAGAACGCCTGCGTCGAGCTCCGCACGAGGCGATTGCACCAGACACGCTCCCAGTAGGCGCGGTCCGTCGTCGGATCGAGCCAGAGATTGACGATGGCATCGATGTCGCGCCAGCTGGCGGAGGGCCCGGACGCTTCGATCACCGCGGCGCGCGCGCCCTCGACCGTGGTCAGATCGTGGGCGTCGCCCGCCTGCCGATGAAAGAAAAACAGCGCCGCATCCTGGACGCGGCCCTCGTCGACCATCTGCGCGTACTCCATCGTCGCTTCGGCGACCGAGCCCGCGCCGGGTTCCGGGGCCGTCGTGATCTCGAGCATCCAGGGATCGGCGATCTTCCGCTTCGCGAGATTCGCGAGCATCGTCTGGTGGGCCTGCTTCAACCGGGCTGACGTCCACCAATGCGTTTCATCACCAACGGCAAACGTCGTCCGCGCGCCATCGCGTGCGCTCGGACTCGACGACAACGACACGGCTTTCCCGTCGCCTTTCTTGCGCACGATGCGCTCGAGCCCTATGTCGAAATCGTCCTTCAGTGGCCCCTTCTCCAGCACGATCCGGAGCGCCTCGTACGCGAGCTCGCTCGATTGCGCCTCGGTATACGCGACCATCGGGATGTAAGGATCGGTGACCGGCCCGCCGATCGGCTCTCCGCTGTCCGTGAAGCCCGTGCAGCGCACCGGGGCGTCGGGATGCAGCTCGCACGCGGCGATCCAGGCCGAGAGCTCCGTTTTCCCGACCCCCTTCGTCAGCGAGAGCCCGGCGCGCTTGAAGCGGCGCCTGCCCTGGAGCCGATGGCCGCGCGGGAAGACTTCGTACATTCGGTAGATGAGGGCGACCTTCTCCTCATCGAGGCGGACGGGCAACCCGCGGAGATCGCCGGGGCCGTAGACCATGTTCTGTTCGATGAAGTCGCAGACCTGGGGACCCAAGGTCGGATACCACGCGGTGTCGTGCGGGACCGTGAGGATCATCGCCTCAGTTCACCAGGAGCTTCGCCCGCGGGTCTTCGCGCGGCTGGCGTGGAGCTTCAGCAGCGGGCACCGACGGCGGTGGCGCCGGCGCGATCGGCTCCTCCTCGGGCGGCTGCCGCGTCACGAGCGCGAGTTGCTTGACGATCGCCTGGAAGCGCCCCATCGCGGTCAGCCGCACGCGCAGCGGCGTCTTGCGATCGTGCGCCGACGTCAGCGCGGCGACGCCGAGCGTGACGAGCTGCTCGTCCGTCGCGTCCAGCGAATAATCGGCACGCACTCGCGACGCCCAGCCGTTGGGGGTCAAACGGGTCACCGACCTGGTGGTCTTCCTATCTCGACGTGGCCGTGACGTGGCCGGCTTCGGCACCTTACCCGCGGCGATCCACCGCGTGATCGTCGACTTCGCTACGCCCAACCGTTTCGCGATCACGCGCGGGGTGAGTCCGAGTTCGGCGAGCCGCGCCGCCTCCTGTGCGACGAAGATCCATTTGCGAGTGCGTGTCATGGTCTGAACCCCTGTATACCCAAGTCCCCGATCAGCAACGCCGCCGGCCCTGCATACCAATTTCGAGGCCAGCGATCACGGAATCGGCCCATCAGCGACGGAATCGTCCTCGCGTGAACGCACAAAACTGGTGCAGACACAAAAATCTGCA